ATAATGCCACTTTGATAACACAGAGTTAATTAATTGATATCGTAACGTACCATAATGATAACGTATTATGCCTGTACAAACTCTAATCGAACAGTTCGTTTTTGTACAGACACACCCACTACCTAGGCTTTACGTAATGCCAGCGCTACTTGCTTGTAATAACCCAGTCCTGCTGGTGGCTGCTTGCCTGTTTGCTTGTGCCATGTGATAGATTCCACCAGCATTTGCTTGAACTGCTCCATATCTACCTGATGTGTTGCTAATTCGGCAGCTATCTCTTTGTCTTGCTCGTTTGGCAAGCGCTCGACACCGCAGATTGCTTGTGCTGTGCGAGAGAACTCTCGACTATAGTCTTCAGCCTTATACACTTTCCGCACTTCCTCAACCTCCTGCTGTTGTATTTTGCTCTGCTGCTTTGGTTTTGCCATTGGAATGTCCTTTAAGAATGCGCCTATCGGCTGTGGTTGATGTGATCTGAATGTCATTACTGGATCCTCTTGGTTGTACTGCTCTACCTCTAAATCGATACCGTTACCTGCTATTGCAACTGCATCCTGCGCGCTGATCTTGGGATCGTAGATAATCCTGTAAGTGATACCTTTGATGCCAACTTTATAACCTGATACCTTCTCGATGTACCCACAGTCTCTAAGCTTGCCAAGCATTCTCTGGATAGCCTGTGGTGTTACTTTGAACTCCTCACCAATCCTTTTCTGAGTTACCCAAGTGATTCCTGCCCTGTTAGCAAATGATGACATCATGGCAAGTACAGTCCGATTCCTGTCAGTGATACGCTTATCTGTCAGCGCTCTCAGTGGCATGATTGCGTACTGCGTTTTACGAGGTGGTGTCTTCCTCTTCTTCAGAGTTGGAGCTGGTGGTATCTTGAACTGCGTCATTGGAGACTGTTTAGCTGTGTCTGTAGATGCTTGATGTCTTCCAACATTCTGATGCATTCCATTTTCCACTCATCAGCCATCGATACTGGCTCTTTTAGCCTAGTTACAAGCATTGTCAGCGTCTCTGTACACAGGTTGCCATGCGTCATGTACTCAGCGTATAGCTTCCAAAGTAAGTCTCTATCTGTCATAACTTCTCTCCGTTTTGTACTGCAATCCTGTTTAACTTATCTAAAGCAGATTGCCTGTCCATAATTGCTTGTTGCATCTCGGATAACTCAGCTATCGCATCCTGCAATACATCCACTTTCTCCATGTAACTCCAGTTTGGAAACGACTGGTTATACTTAATCTGAGTCACATCCGTATATGGATTCCAGTACACAGTAAACGCTCTCATTTCTTCTCCCTATATCGTTTAACCATCTCATCCCTCATGGCTTTCCTTGTTGGATAACCTCTTTCCTTCTCAACCATGTCCAAGTACATAAGCTTAGTAACCTTGGGCTTTCTAGCCTTGTCAGGGAACCGCATCACAGTCCTTAACTCGCATTCAGCCTTCCATTCATCAGAATATGTACAGACTTCCTTACCATTTACTACCACCACACCATAAGCAAGATGAGATCTCCCACACAATGCACATGGACTAGGCTGTGCCTGATTCATACTCATAACCCTCACAATATCCAATAGACTCACAATCCCATAGCTTGCACCACAGTCCTTCAGCGTGTGCTACCGAGTGTTGGCAAGTCTGGCAACCCTTCTGGTATTGCACTCCTTGCAGTTCCACCTCCGATTTAACCCTCTGTTGAACAGGATCCATTCTCCTCCCTCCGGCTTTTTCCTTTGCCTACAGCTGCTACACAGCCTGTCTTCAATGAAACCTTCTACTTTTTTACCAGCTGCCATACATTCACACCTCTCCCATTACCGCTAGTCCTAGCCTGTTTGCTAGATACCAGCTGACCTCTATTCTCCATGCGCTTACACAGCCTAAACAATGACTCCATGCTGATATGCTCACGTAATAGCAAGATCTCCTCATGTAACTCTGGTGTGGATAAACTGCCAGCCTCACGCAATACATGAGCCACAATCAAATCAAAGTTGGATGTCCTTGGCTTACCTACCTTGGTTGGTGTGTCACCACCTATGCCAATGTTGATGACCATCTTGCCAGCAACCCTGATGATCGGTGGATTAACACCCATCAACTGGTCAACCAGATACTTCCATGTCATTCCAGTGCATCTCTCATTAGAGGGATAAAATCGTCCAGTCTCAAGCATACTCTCCATGGCTGTCCGTTCCTCCTGTATGCCAGTATTGGTATTTCTCCAGACTTGCTGCATGATTCCACTTGCTCTGACCATTTGTCCACCTGTAACCTTTCTTGTCGTTTAACTTCAATACGGAACTTCTGAATAGTTATATCGTCAGCCCCATCCCTTGCCTGTCCTAGATTTCTTTTAACTTCAAACCCTAGGTGGTCTTTTAAGATACCTGCCAGCTCACGTTCACCAGCTGCACCCTTGTTACGTTTACCTCTTCCATTCATACTGCCCCCAGCATCTTGTTTAACCTGTCATGTGTGCTGTTATAGCGCTGCTTGAGACTATCTAGCAGCAGTTCATCAATGATTGATGCCCTAGATCTACGCTGCTCACCAGCTGCTCGATCAAGTAATGCTCTGGTTTCAGGACGTAGCCTAATTAGCAACGTATTGTACTTATTTTCCATCTACACCTCCTTTGTATTGCGCCAAGATATCACATTTGACCTGCGGAGCCACATAATTAGTTAAATTATTTTGCATTTGGGTATTGCATATCGCTGCGATATCAAATACATTAACGGAACTGGCACTAAAACCAGCAACTCACCGAGATACAGGGAGCCGTAAAATGACTAAATATGTAGCTTACTTTCGAGTGTCAACTGCCAAGCAAGGACGTTCAGGCTTGGGTCTAGAAGCGCAGCAGGAAGCAGTCAAGCATTACGCTGATGACATCATTGCTTCATTCACAGAAGTAGAATCCGGCAAGAAAAATAACCGTATTGAATTAGAAGCAGCCATCGATCTTTGCAAAAAGACTGGCGCTACTATATTGATCGCTAAGTTGGATCGTCTTAGTCGTGATGCTGGCTTTCTAATTACTCTCCGCAAATCAGGCATCGGCATTCTTGCTGCTGATATGCCACACACATCCACCTTGGAATTCAATATCAAAGCAATCTTTGCTGATGAAGAGCGTGAACAGATCAGTAAGCGCACCAAAGCAGCATTAGACGCAGCCAAGGCTCGTGGTGTAAAGCTTGGCACTAAGTCACCAGCAATCAGCTCTGCGGCTGGTGTAGCAGCACTGCAAGCAAATGCGGAACAGTTTGCGCTAACTGTTCTACCTGTTATTCGTGACTTGAAAGCAGCTGGTTACACAAGTCTTCGTCAGATAGCAGCAGCATTAACCGAGCGCAAAGTAGCTACCGTTCGTGGCAACACAAACTGGTCAGCATCACAAGTATCTAACATCATTGCAAGGGAGGCAGCGTAATGGATCATAAAGAGATAATGGATAACGTCATCATAGCCATCGGCATTGCAGTTCTAGTCGCAGCTGTAGCGGGGTGGCTATGAGATCGGCATGGGAGGTACCTTCTGGCAAGCAGTTAAAGCTAGACATCATGCGCCACCATGAAACAACCAAGGCTGAGTACCTAGCCAAGGCCAGAAACTTTGCCAAGATATATTACAAGGTAAGTGGTAGCGTCAGCATCAATGAAGTAAGAGAGGCAGTGCCTGTCCCTGATGATGTACATCCTAGCGTCCTTGGCGCTGTGTTTCGTGGTCATCAGTGGCAGCCTGACGGTTTTACAGTAGCAAAGCACCCGAGCGCTCATGCTCGGACAATTAGAACCTATAAATTTTTTGGGGAAATAACATGGTAGGTAAAGTCACACCAGATACAATCCTGTCAGCCCGCAGACTACCTGCTGTGATGGGTATGAGTAAGTACCGCAGCCCAAATGACGAGTTGCAGGTATCAATTGGAGCCATAGCAGGTAAGACTCCACCCAATATAAGCAACGAGGCAATGGATTGGGGCAACCAGTTGGAGCCAATGATCTTGGCTGAGACAGCAAAGCGCCTAGAGTTATCCGATCTCCAGTTAATTCATGAAAAGCCATACTTCCATGAGACGCTGCCGTTATGCTGCTCGCTCGATGGTCTAGCCGATGGACGTAGCCAGTTGATTAAGCATGATCCTGATGCAGGTATCTATGTGATGGGAGCGCCAAGCATTGTGCTGGACGGACTCGGAGTGCTAGAGGCAAAGTTGACAGGTAATGCACCAGAGGAAGAGCCACCACTGTGGCGAGGGGCAATCCAGTTACAGGCTCAAATGGATATCATGCAAGCTAAGTGGGGCGCTGTAGCTACACTGTACCAAGGCACTAAGCTTCGCATATTCCTATTCACTCCACACCAAGCCACACTGGATCGCATTAAGCAGGTAGCACTAGACTTCCAGAATCGTCTTGAGATCTACAAGAATGAGCATAGGATCGAGGCATTCCCTGCACAAAATAGCAAGGACGCAGACAGAATGTATTCGGTAGCAAGCTCAGAATCTGAGCCCGTAGAGCTTGATGATGCAGCAGCTGAGTACGCAAAGCTTATTCTTGAATGCAAGGCTGAGATCGAGGCACGATCTGAATTAATAAATCAGTGCGAGACACAGTTAAAAGAATTGTTACAGGATAAACCTTTAGGTATTGCTGGAAAGTACAAAGTCAGCTGGCCTATGCGTAGCTACAAGGCACAGCCTGAGAAAATTACACCAGCCAAAGAGGCATACTCAGTGCGCCAATCAACATTAACTATAAAGGAATTGTCGTGAATATAAACGATGGCACGTTAATCAAAGCCAGACTTGAGGCAGCCAAGGCAGTACAGGCAGCAATAGACTATCCGCTGGAAGACAGATCTTTGCTGGCAGTGGATGCTATTGTGGCTGCAACTCTCGCAACTATTCAAGCATATATGGGAGGACATGATGTCAGAGATCAGTAAGTTTTCAGAGCTACGTAAAATCGATGTATCTGGAATCGTAGAAAAAAAAATGGGGCTATCGTATCTGTCTTGGGCATGGGCAGTAGATACATTGTTAAAACATGATCCGACTGCGACATGGGAATACAAAGAGCCAGTACGGTGGAATGATACTGTGATGGTTTTCTGTACAGTCAAAGCTTTTAATGTGGAGCGTACAGCACAGCTTCCAGTGATGGATCACAGGAATAAAGCAGTTCCCAATCCTGATGCGTTTCAGGTCAACACAGCAATGCAACGCTGCCTAGCAAAAGCAATTGCTTTGCATGGTATTGGCCTGTACATCTACGCTGGTGAGGACGTACCAAAGGATCAGGAATCAGCTAATCCATTGGATGCTATTAAACCTGTAGCGCCATCCGAGACTGTGCCTGTGGTTAAACCAGAGAGCAATCCTGAATGGACATGGCATCTCATGTATCCAAACAAGGCAGAGCCAGCTGCAAGCTATATGACTTCTGATGAATGGGAAGATATGTATAATCAGACAGCCATGAAGACAGCTAAGTCTGGTAGTTACACGCACCGAGAGCGCATGACTAAGTTGCGTGAACTAAAAGAGGCTAACCAAGATACGCTAGATAAACTTGATCCTGTACGTAAGCTTTGGCATAGTAAACAATATGCTGAAAGATTGAAGAGTCTTGGCGCTGCTATGCCGCCATCTCAGAAAGAGACTGAGATAGCAGCAGAGTAATGACATGGCACAAGGCTATGCGTATGGTCTTGTGCCTGTCTTATCGATGATCAATTTTTGACCACGAGGTTTAGCATCAGCCGTATTAGGAATAGACACATGAGTCCACCTGTCAAACTCTCGTATGACCTGATCAAATGGAAGACCAGCTGCGATGATCGCACGTACAACTTCATCAGGAGACATTTGCGGAACTCTAATATCAGCAGCACATCCTACCCTATGCTGACTCTTATCCGAACTACCTACGGCATCGTTTACCTGCTTACACCTGAATGCACTGTTTACGATAATAGGCTTGCCGCCTATCGCAGACTTAACCGTCTCCAAAAATGCAGCCAGTCGTATCAAGTTCGCCAGCTCAGATTCATTCGGCACGTTATCAAACTCTCTGTGATCCGTATGAGTAAGTTCATCAAGAGTAAAGTGTTCGCTTAATTGCATATATCGTCCTCAAAATAAGCTTTTCTTCTGAACCATTCTTTGCGCTGGTTACAGTTGGCGCATAAAATTTGAAACCTGTCTTTAGGAAAATTATTCTTAATCAAATATCCATACAAACTATTTCCAGTAAAACGTCTACCAGTACCGCCAACGTGTTTATGTCCATCATTGAATACATGATCAATATTTAATACAAGTGGATCTGATTCATTGCATTCACAGCATTTATTACCATACGCTGCAAGAACTTTAATTTTATTTTTCCACCTAAGAATTTGATGTTTACGATTGATAGATAGGAATACATCTGGATGAAGCCAATGCTCTTTTCCATTACTATCATATCCATTTAAAATATATCCATCATCACGAATATATCCACGCTTTAATCTCACGTTTTATTTTCTCTCTTCCTCTAGAATCATTTGACAAGCAGTTAGTTGGTAGACAATTTGGTCTGCTCGCTCGGCTTCAGCTGCAAGATCTCTGACAAATTCTTCAGGAAGGTAGCAGATTGTTTCTGGCTGATTGCCGCTGGCACTGGTGGTAGTTTCGGGCAGTCCGTTACTATTGTTTGAACTCTTGGCGCTTGGGAGGCGCAACCCACCAGAGCCAATGTTATTAAGCAAAGCATTCTTTTCATCTTGTACCTTTCTATTGTCTGCAATTAACTTAGCCTCCACAGTTCTAAACTGTGCAGCCTGTCTGCGTTCGGTAGCTATGGCTGCGTCCTGCGCTTTCTTAATAGCCAGTGCAGCTTGTGCATTGGCTTCTGCTTTCTCTGCTTGCCACTCAGCCTGTATGACAGCTTGTCCTTGCCTGTGTCCGTAGAAGTAAGCAGAGATAGCTACCAGTAGCATAGCCAATACAATCCATGATCTAGGCATTTGATGGAGCCTCACCGACTTTAACTTTCTCGATGTTCTCTTGACCACGAGTCCATGCTGCGATACCTAGGATTGCACCAAACGATATATGAATCATGCCGCCACCTTGTAGCGTTAATGATGACCACATACCTACCATTTGGTTAGGGTTCCAGAATTGCAGTAGGTTGTACAGGATTGGCCCAAATATAAAATCAAAGAGGCAGATCATCATGTAAGTGATAGCCATCATAGGGCGCCACTTTTTAGTCATCCAATCATCACCGAATAATTCTTTCATTGCGCTCCTCCTTGATTAAACATCCACTTTATAAACCATGCAAACCCTGCGATGATCAGCGTAATTACAAAGCCACCGATACAGTTGTAAAAAATTTCCCACCTACGCTGGCTGATCCTACGCAGTCGCATTTTCTCAGCTGTAATAGCCAGCCTTCTTTCAGTCTCTTCCCTGCGCTTTGCTTCTGCCTTTGCTTCACGCTCCTGCCTTAAACTATTTAACCTGCTAGAGAATTCATCCCACATACCAGCTTCATCAAAGTGATAGATGAAGTAATGCTTGATGTCATCATAGTGCTGCTTAATCTGCCGATCAATAGACATCATCTCCATCACATACTCAGCGTCAGACATGGCATCAGCTACAGGATTACCAGCAGCTATTGCCTTGTCTTGTATTTCCTTTGCTTGCTCTAGCTGGGTACGAGCAGACTCATACTTACTGGCAGCAGAGAAGAACTTTGTAATAGGAGCCATTGAGTCTTTGAGTTGCTTGCCAGACTCAACACACTTATTGATCTCATTGACTGCTTTGTTAGCCTCATCAGCAAAGCCTCTGATACCTTTAACAATGGCGCTAACACCTTGCACCACCATGATCGCAGTAGAGATAGGTTCCATTTCATTTGTCCTGCTTGCTATCCAGCTTGTCAAATATCTGTTTCAAGATTGCTTTAATCTCACCGATGTCAGCACGATAGTCATCCTTCTGGACATAGTCTTTAGGTAAATCTGCTAACTTATCCTCAAGCTTTTGAAGCTTTCTAGTAACAGAGTTAAATACAAAGACGCACAGAAAGCCAGCAATAGCCACGACAAAATTAAATACAACTTGATTCTCCATAATCATCACTCATTCTCAGGCCAAGTTAATTGAAGTGCAGCCAGCTCATCTACTGTGGTGCAAGCATTGATAGCAGTCTCGTTAGTATTGGATGCAGTACGAACTGCTGTACGGTATTCGCTAGTAGCAGTATCCACAGCTGTACCTGTCTCAGCAAAGCGAACTACCTTCCAGTCAGTAGTAGACAGAAAACCACTGGCTGTCTGCTTTACCTGTGCTATCAGCATAGTCTTGCACTGGTCTAGATCCTTTGCGTGACCAGCACTCCAGTAGAAGCGATCATTGAATGGCTCTGGATCTGCTATCCACTCTATGCCTATGGCTGCTTTCTCATCATCACTAGCAAGCCTGATCCAGTTGGCTGGGTACTGTGTGCCATTGGCATCAGTGAATGGTGAGTCTTGTGGTATTGGTCTTCCATTTATTAGATACATGATTACCTCGCTAGTGCGTATTTAAAAGGATGTTCAGCAAATGCCATGACAATATATACATCATTTGTTGTCTGGTTTATATGTACATTATTTGTGCGTATTTTAAATCCATTTGATGTCGTATCTATGGCTGCTAGAGTACCCAAACCAGACGAACTTTCAGCAAAAAGATACTCACTCATTACGTTATATCTATCACGAGCAGTGTCGTACATGATCCAACCACCAGTACCTGATGCGCCAGTTGCTCTCTTAATCATGAGCCATCGAGGCTGGAATCCACAATAGACAAATGGGCCATCAGTCGATGATGAATTTGCCGAGTATGAAGTGAACTTACTAAAGCCAGCAATCTCAGCAAAGCAGTAAGCCACATAATTTATACCTGATGCATTTACATTACTCTGATCTGTTGTACCTTGCTTTACTGTGAAAGTAGTATTTGAAACAGTTGTTGATATACCTCCACCAGAGATAGCAGATATTGCTTGAGTAAGTCCAGTACCACTGAGGAATAAATTATTATCTGCCGCTAATCCAGAATGCATTGCTATCCAGTTTGAACCAGTAACATCTCTTCTCTTAGCAAGAATAACTTTTGGTACAAGAGAAGTAAGTCCATGACCAATAGTTGAGTTATTAGTATTGTTACCAACCCATCCAACAATACTAATACCTGATGTAGTATTGGCTCTTACTTGTGATGATATTGTTCCGGCTGTATTAGTAACTGTGGTTGCAGATACCTTCCACACTGATGCAGAATAGGTAGCATTTAACGTATTAACAATTGCAGCATTACCTAGTAAAAATCCATTCTTATTAAATTGAATAAGAGAATTAACATCAGTTACTTCCACTACTGCATTACTACTTTGTAGATACTTACCTACACCAACAACGCTATTAAATAATGCGTGATGTGTAGCTGCACTTCTCGACTTGATCCACACAAAATCTGGAGACTCTACGTCACCCAATACTTCTGCTACGTTGAATGAGTTGAGTGCTTTAAATGTAACAGCAGGACGATCGACACCGTAGTTAGAATATTTGAATGGTCTTTGTCCAAAGTTTACCCAACCAGTGCCAGACGTATACGTACCATAATAGAAAAACATTTCTACATTAGGTGTTATAGATACTGTTGTTGCTTGTAAAACACCATCAATATAAATTCTAACTGTACCTGCGTCCATGTCTACAGCAACGCCAAAAACATTATTTAATGCACCTACGTTTGCAGCCGTAGTTACAACGTCGTTTGTAACATAACCACCACCTGCACCAGTTACACGGGATAATAGTCCTGAAAAGTTTCCACCACTTCTATTAGCTACACCAAACCAACCAACAATAGTAGAAGCATTGTAGGCTGTAGAAGACATTTCAGCGTACCATTTACCAGTAGTAGGTAAAGCTATTGTAGAGGTATGACTATCTCCTGCTCCAGAACCAGTTACTTGTAAATTGCCGCTTCCAATGTTTGATCCTGTTAATGGATTTAACGTAGCAAAGTTAGCGACATCAGTGCTAGTCAATGTAGGTACATCAACCATACTATCCCAAGACGCATTCGTATTAGCCGGAGTAGTCAGGTTGATATTATTCGGAGTCCAGTTGTTACCATTGCCTGACGTATCCTTACCAATAGCAGCAGCAGTAGCAGCACTGAAGTCTTCAAAGTCCAAATGGAAACCATTGGTTCCGTATGTGCCTGTGTAGGCTTTAGGAGTCCAGTAGTAGTTTCCATCGTATGTTCCAAAGTCTGTAGCAGCTAAAGCCTGACCATCAATGAAGTAAACGTCAGCAAGGTATCCATCAAAAAAACTTGCTCCTGTATTATCAACTCTACGAGCAATATTTACTGGATTGGTAGAATTTATTTGCAAGCTTGCATTCTGTGTAGGATAAGATGCAGTTGCAAATGCTGTTGCTTGTACACCATTTATGTATAACTTTATCCTATTGGCAGGAGTTGCTTGAGTTGTATCAATAGCGTATAGAATATGAGTCCAAGCATTTGGATCCTTGATTGCTTGGGTAGATTTAACATCCATTGCAGCCGCAGTACCTACTGCATATATTTCAATCGTGTCATCAGAAAAGAATTCAACGCTATGATTGTTTGCACTAGATACACCAGACCAAGAGAACAACGCTTGACGTGATGAAAGAGATCCACGCTTTACCCAAAAACTCAATGTAGAGATCTGCAAGTTACCAGCACTTGCAGGTGTTCTATTGAAGTACGCACTGGCACTACCTCTAAACCGCAAGCTACGATCAAGGTTAAACAAAGACGCTGGCTTTTGAATTTCACCTACTTGCAGACCACCACCATTACCAGTGTAGGTGTATATCTTGTGATAGTCATCGCTGCTAGTTACGTTACCGTCAGGTAAGTTGTATGTGTTGAGTGACTTAAAACCTGTTGGTGGAGTGTAGCTAAATGGACGTTGACCAAAGTTAGCATCTATAGTGCTTGCTGTGCCGCCACCTGAAGCCCTAAAAGCTGGTACATAAGTACCTGCTGTAACTGTAAATTGTGAGTTAGTACCAGCAGCAGGGTCTCCGCTATCAACCCAAGTTCCATTTTTAGCAAACCAAATTTTATTATTATCAAGGTCTAATGCAACGCTAATAATATTTCCTTGTGCAGCAACCCCAGTATTTGTATTTGTAAATGTTGCATTATTTAATTTTTGCAAAAATGAATTAGTAGAAATAGTGTAAATTGCATACGAACTAGAAGCCTGACCTACATATTGTGATACAGCAGATGTATTATTTATATCTGTAAACCCAGCAATAGGGTCAGAACCAGCAGGTAAGGAAGTTAAAGTAACTTCGTAATACCATTTGCCACTAGATACACCAATTGTTCCAATGCGTTGTGGATTTGATGCTGATGCAGTTAAAGATAAATTGGTATTTCCTAATGTTCCAGATGAGCCAAATAAAGGATTCAACGTAGCAAAGTTAGCAGCAGTTGCACTAGTCAACGTAGGCACATCCGTCATGCTGTCATACGTCACACCAGCTGTAACGCTG